GCTTTGGTCTAATACACATGCTGGGTGGGTTATCGCGAACAGCAACAAGTGTTTTGCGGCAGTTAATTGATGCTGGCACACTCGCTAACCTACCGGCAGGTTTCAAGGCACGCGGCATGCGCATACGCGACCATGACGAACCGTTGCAGCCGGGGGAATTCCGTGATGTTGATGTTACGGGACAATCCATAAAGGAATCACTGATGATGCTTCCCTACAAGGAACCGTCAGCCGTTTTATTCCAATTGCTTGGTTTTGCCGTTGACGCAGGAAAATCTTTCGCTGCCATCGCCGACATGAAGATGGGCGAGGGTAACGAGCAGAATCCTGTAGGAACTACTATGGCGCTTCTTGAAAGGGGAACAAAAGTAATGAGCGCAATTCACAAGAGACTTCATTGCGCCCAAAGAATGGAATTCAATATTCTGTCACGATTGTTTGCGTTGTATTTACCTCCTGAATATCCGTACTATGTTGTTGGGGGAAACCGAATGATAAAGCAATCGGATTTTGATGCGCGTGTCGATATCATACCGGTCTCTGACCCTAACATTTTTTCGATGTCACAACGCGTTGTTCTTGCTCAAACTCAACTGCAAATGGCGGGTGCGGCACCTCAGTTACACGATATGCGTGAAGCGTACCGAAGGGTTTACCAGGCACTGAACGTGGATAATATTGACTCGATTCTCAAGCCAAGTCCCGATGAACCGGAGCCAACGAGTCCGGCTATGGAAAATTCAATGGCGATGAAAGGAACAAATCCAAAAGCATTTCCAATGCAGGACCACCAGTCACACATGAAGGCACACGGTGACTTTATGTTTACGCGAATGGTTCAGATCAATCCACAGCTTTACGCAATGATGCAGTCACATGTTTTTGAGCATATTGCCATATTGGCGGGGGAAATGATTCAACAGGAATTTAAACAACAAATAGAACAATTAAAACAGATGGAACAGCAGGCACAGCAGAATCCCCAGATGCAACAGCAGCTCCAGCAACAACAGGCGCAATTGAACAACCAGATGGCCAAAAAACAGTCTGAAATTGAAGCTAAAGTAACCGAACAAATTGCAAAAGAAGAAGAGGCAAGAATGGGCGCCAAACAGGATGATCCATTAGTAAGGTTAAAACAACAAGAAATTGATTTACGTGCCATGGAAGTAATGACCAACCAACAACGTGAATCCCAAAAGTCACAAGTGGACATGATGATGGACTCTGAAAAATTGGATCTTGAACGCGATAAACTTGAATCACAGACAAGCATTGATATTATGAAAGCTTCCGCCGACATGGACAAAACCAAAACGGCTGATGCCACTCAAATGCTCAAGGAGAACATGGCCATGACGCGTGAGGCGATGAAGGATAACAATACAACAAAGCGTGAGGCGATGAAAGTGCGCTCACAGGAACGGATAGCGAGGACGAATGCCAGATCGAGATCGAATGGAAAAACAAGTAGTTAAAATTGCCGATATCATGCACAAGGTTGAAGAGCTTGTGCGGAAGGAAATTAAACTGAAGGATGATCCTCTTTTGGTTGCGGGTGCCCTACTCGCCATCACGAGGAACCTGTATGTTGAGTCAATTGGCGTTCAGGATACAGCCAGAATGTTTGAAGCAGTTGCGGACAGCTTTATGGTGACGGAAGAGTTTATTCAACAGTTTAAACCAACGATACATTAATGACTAGTTATTATGAAAGAATGGGTTATGCTGAAGATGAAGATAAATGGTTTAGACCCTTTACAAAAGAAGAAATTGATCAACTTAAAAGAAAAATAAACGTTATATCTATGGGAAATGATATAGGATTTACATATAGTCAAGACACCGCAGCTGGTAAACCAAAAATTAGGTTTAAAAATCATGGAACATTAGGAAAAGACATGTTAGGTATAATGAGTTATTATGCTTATAGAGATTTAAAGGACTTATTTTCTCAAAGTAAATCTGGAATAATGACTCCTTTACTTTTAGAATATTTTTTTAACAAAAGAAGTAGATAATGCCGTTTAAATCAAAGAAACAAGAGGGTTATATGTGGGCCAACAAGCCTACCATAGCCAGGAGGTGGACCAAAAAATACGGTTCTGCCAAGAAGAAAGGCGGAGCCATTAAACTTAAAAAAGGAGGAACCAATGCCGACAGTAGGAGGTAAAAAGTTTACATACGACTCAAAAGGGTATAAGGATGCTGCTAAGTATGCCAAGGACACCGGTCAAGAGGTTGTTATGAAGAAAGGTGGAAAAGCGACCAAGATGATGAAGGGTGGAATGAAAAAACCGAAGAAAGGTTACATGCGTGGCGGCATGAAAAAACCGAAACACAAATAGGAGGTAACATGAATTTATTGAAAGATTTATGGGGACATCTCAAAGAATGGAATGAATGGAAAATGAAGGACTGGATAAAGGCCGGCATTGTTGTAGTCATCGTTCTTGTTGTCCTTAAAATTATAATTGTTCCAGGCATCTAACAATGGCTTGGAAAGGATGGCAAGAAGCTTTAGCGTCAACAAATGATCTGATGACACCTGCTGCGGTGCAAGCAAGCGCCGCAGCATTAAATAAAGCGCGCTCTTCTACCCCTATGTCCAAAATGGACAGAGGGATACAGTCTATACGAAAATTTGTATCTGACAATCCTAGTGAAACCAGAAATCAGGGTTTTAACGCTCTAGATATAGGAACAGAAATTAGAAATGCCTACATGGATCAGCGTGGAAGCGGACTTCCTTGGGTTAACGAGGGAATGAATATCAGCGATTTTCTTGGGTCTCCTCAGGCTTTCAATATTGCCGCTCAATACGGTAATGTTTTGGATCCTGGACAGGCATATGAGGAATGGATTAGGTCACAGACAGTACCGGGAACAGTTGATACACGAAACCAGTATCAGCTTGAAATGAACCAGTTAAGGAACCAGTACCCTGAAGCCTACGCATCGGAATTCCCACTTCCGGATGCCATGATGAAAGGATTGCCCGCAATCGCCAAACTGGCGCTGGGTAAGGTTACGGGTGGCGCGTCCAGTATTTTAGGCGCTATGGGTGATAAAACACGGAGTTTAAATCCTTTTGGCCCAGCAATATCTTCGGGTGTAAGCGATGATGAAGATGATATTCCTTGGTGGCAATTTTGGAATAAAGCTAATGGTGGATTGGCGTCACTGAATGGTGGCGGTTCTTATTGGACTAGTTCTGATGATCCCGTTGTTTCATCTACACCTACATCTACACGCCCAACTATGGGCGACATAGCAGGCCCTGCCACTACTTCATCAGGGAGTGCAAATATATTGAAAGACTTAGAAAACTTATTAAATACCAATACACCCTCTGTTCCAGTCAATCCAGTCAATCCCTATTTAGGGGGAACTCAGGATCAAGATTATGATTGGAGTACTCCTGATCCAATGGATCAAGTTGGAGCGGAGGGTCTACAGGCGGCGTTAAGCATGGCCGCAGCTGGAATTAGTAATGTTGGTGGAAGACCCGCAGGACCAGGAAAATTTGATCTTACAAATACACTGGGGGTTCCAGTTCCCGGACTTACTGAAGGAACGCCGGATGAAGTATTTACATTTGATGAAAGCGGATTAGTTGGTGATACACCACCTCCTGTCGATACAGGTGGACCTCCCCCCTCTCTAGTCAGCCAACCTACTCACACTGGAGGAACCAGTTACACTGGCGCACCTTTGTTTGGAGAAGATGCAATATTTGAACCACCACCGGGAGAATCACCATTTAAGGAACAGGGACAAAGGCAGTTTGACACTCAATTCATGGCGTCACAGTTACTGCATGACCTTTCACGAGGAAAATTTGATCAAGGTGGATTGGCGAATATGTCTGAAAATGCACTGGGGGAATTTGACACCGCAAAAAGCAAGTGGAAATGGAAGTATGATGAACAGGTTAGAGGATTAATGGATAAAGGATTTTCCTTGAAAGAGGCAATTGATGAAATATACAATAAATATAAAATGATGCCTTATAAAGGATTTAGCATGGGAGCAGCATAATATGGGAATAATAGGTACTTTATTTGGTGGTGGCGGAGGTGGAGCTATAAAGGCTGTCACCAAGGTGATCGACGAAATTCACACGAGTGACGAGGAGCGTCTAAACGCCCGAAACACAATAATGAAGATTGAAGCCGAACTTAAGAAGCGGCAGATGGACATCAACCTGGCGGACGCGCAGTCGAAAGCCGGTGGAGTATCCGGAATGATTCAGCGCATCTGGAGACCCTTGATTGGATTTTCGTGCGCTCTTGCAATTTTTTGGGAATACGTCCTTAAACAGTTTTTGATGTTCTTTTTGGCGACATTCAAGGTGGAGACAATGCCACTTCCGGAACTGGACATGGGAACGTTAATGCCACTTGTAATGGCTCTTTTGGGCATGGGTGCGTTGCGAACGTATGAAAAGCAAAAGGGAATCAATGTTGACAAGGGAAAACAGTTAAAATAGTTGCAATTATTTAAAAAATAGTGTATAATACTATTAATGAATGACGAAAACGCCATTTATCTAATCTTAAAAAAGGTTAGGGGGCGCAAAGAACAATTAAAAACAATTATTGCCAACGGCCTTCACAGCTGGGATATATATAACAGAACAGTCGGTGAACACAAAGCTTACACAATAATTGAACAGGAAATACAGGACCTGCAGAAAAAAGAAGAAGAAAATGGAAATACCTAAAAGAAAGTTTGCACTGGAAGAAAAAGATTTATCAATAGAGGCGGATAAAAATAACAAGATAGCGGAAGACAAAGAGAATCGCTTTCTTAAAAAAATTCAAGAAGAAGCAACCGATAACATAAAACATCTACCTACCGATAAGGTACTGGATCGTTTGCCTGACCCCACAGGATGGAGGCTTCTTATTCTCCCGTACAAGGGACAAGGAAAGACAAAGGGTGGCATAATATTGTCCGATGAGACAATCGAGGAGAGGGGATATACAACCGTTACCGGTTTAGTCCTGAAAGTTGGACCTGATGCCTATAAAGATAAA